GGAAAGTAATCCAGATATTATGGATATGCTTAAATAGATAGAACAACCCGAAAGGGATTCTAAGGAGGAAATGACAAATGAATATTGATGAGTACAGAGCATTGAAGGCACAACAATCTCAACCTGAAGTTGAAGAAATTGTTGAACCAACCGTAGAGGAAACTAAACCAGTCGAGGTAGAGGAAACTAAAGTAGAAGAGCCTAAACCAACAACAGTAGTTATTGACGGTGTAGAATTAGATATTGAGGAATTGAAGAATGGTTATCTTAGACAATCAGACTATACTAAGAAAACACAAGATGTAGCTAGACAAAAAAAAGAATCTGAAGAAGCAATTAATTTTTATGAATATCTTAAAGCTAATCCAGATGTTGTAAAAGATTTACAAAAAGAAACTGATGTTCCTACTCAACTCGATCCTACTCAATCTAAGGTTATTGAGTTAGAGAATAAAATGTATGACATGATGTTACAAAAAGAGATTGAAACTCTTCAAGGTAAGTATGATGATTTCGAAATTAGGGAAGTCCTTGATATTGCCAAAGAGAAAAAGATTGTTGATTTAGAAGATGCTTACTTGTTACTAAAAAGCAAGAAATCACCTTCGCAAAGTGTAGAGGAAATGAAAAAACAAATACGTACAGAATTGTTAGAAGAGATGAAAAAAGAAGGCGAATCCACTAAATCTATAATTAATGATACTGCATCTGATCCTGTTGAATCGAAAGACGCACCAACTTTATCTCCACAAGAAGTTAAGGTTGCTAAAGGTATGGGGATGAGTATTGAAGATTATGTTAAGTGGAGGGAGATAAAATAAAACTATGAGGTGAAAGATTATGACTAATAAAATATGGTTAGGATTACAGAGATTTGCTGTTCCAGTACAACCTATAGCTGCAAATACATTCAATTATACTGTTGCTGATATGGAAGATGGTGTTAATTTTGGTAAGTTACTTGAGCCAGGATTAAGAAAGATATTTTTTGAAACATATGATGAACTACCAGAGCAATTCCCTAAGATTTATAATATGAATACATCTACAAAACCACAAGAGCATGATTGGGGAATGGGAGCATTTGGAGATTGGGAAATAAGAAATGGACAATTTGATGAAGTTGCATATGCTAAGTTATCTCCTGGTCTAGATAGAACGTACACTCATCAAGCATTTACTAAAGGTTTTATGGTTACAAGAGAAATGTATGATGATGATCAGTACAGAGAAATGGAAAAACTACCTAAAGCTTTGGCAAGAAGTGGTAGAGCAAAAGTTGAGAAGGATGCAGTTTCATTGTTAAACAATACTTTTGTTGAAACTGTACCTGGTACTCCAGACAATGTAATATATGATGGTCAAGCATTATTTAGTGCTGCACATCCATTACTTGATTCTGATTCTGTTGGTAGCAACTTAGCAACTGGAGTTCTTAACGATGTTGGTCTTAAAGCAGCAATTGCTTTAATGAGAGAAACATTAGATGAAGCTGGCAACTTGATTCAAATGAAAGCTAATAAATTGATTATACCTCCAGCATTAGAAGATACTGCAATTAGACTATTAAAATCTACACAAATTGCTGGTGGAGAATTAAATGACACTAACAAGTTCCTTAACTCTTATGGTATTGAAGTTGTAGTACTTGATTATTTAAGTGCTGCTGCTGGTGGTAGTGATACTGCTTGGTTCTTACAAGATAGTTCAACTCATGAACTTAATTTCTTCTGGAGAACTAAACCAGAGTTTAAGTGGGCTGAAGAGTTTGATAACTTTGTTGCCAAGTATAGAGGTTATATGAGATATAGTTTCGGAGTAAGTGACTGGAGGGGCGTTGTTGGTTCTGATGGTATAGCATAGATAAACATTAATTAAGGGTTGGGTGTAAGCCCTTCCCTTCTTTTTATATAAGGAGGAAGGATATGAATATATTAGAGCAACCTTTAAATGCTGAAGAAAGATATTTATATAGTATAGCAATAAGGTTAGATAAAGTAATTGAATTATTAACACCAGATGAAGAAGATGATACTGATGTTGAAGATACACAAAAAATTATAACTGAAGAAATAGAAGAAGTAGAAATAGAAGAATTTGATTATACTGGTTGGACAATTGCACAAATCAAAGAGGAGTTAGATTCTAGAGAAGTAGAATATAAAGATAGAGCCTTAAAGGCAAACTTATTAGAACTTCTTGAATAGAGGTGAATAGATGAAACGTTTAGAAATTATAAGAAGAGTAAGAAGTCTTACAAGAGATTTTTCTAATAGTATATTTAGAGAGCAAGACATAATAGATTTCATAAATGAAGGTATCAGTAGATTTAAACAGGTAATTCCAGAGTTTAAAGGATTGATACCTTTGTTAGTTCAAGAACAAGAGCCTACACTTATTCCTCAAGAGTATAGACATTTACTTGCTGTGTATGCTACTAGTAGATGTTTTGGTCAAGATGAGCGTCATTTTCAAGCAACTACATTTATGAATGAATTTGAGATAAAATTAGAAGAGTTAAAAATAGCTATTGAGAATGGTGATATAATAATAATTGATCCTTTAACTGGTCTTCCAGTTGATACTGGTAATGATGGTAGTATAGATTATGTTAATCTTAAAGAGTATTGGTTAATTGGTGTTAATGATGAGGAGGTGCTGTAAAATATGGCTTACGTTCAAAAATCAGTACCACCTCCAAATAACATATTAAATTTTTCCTTAAAGGATTTTTCTGGTGGAATGAATAATCGTTCAGATCAGATTAATGATAATGAAGGTGCTCAAGTAATAAATCTAATGTTTGCTGATGATACTATATTGGAAACTAGATATGGACAAAAATATTATGATGAGGTAGATGTTACTGATCCTATTATATATTTGGATGAATATAAACCTTATAATGAGCCTAATGTTTTAATTCGTGCAACTATTGATACTATGTATTTTGGTGATGTGGCTATTCCTATATTTGGTAAGCCATGTGGAGTTAACTATATGGGTAGATATTACTTCTCTGATGGTGTAAAGTTAAGGGTATTTGCTAAGTATCATATTGTTGGTAATGTAGATTCTACACATCAAAAATATGTAGGTACTGCATTAGAAGGTTATCAAGTTTATGATGTGGTATCTCCTGTTATTGGACATGCTATGTTAGATGCAACATATACAAATGGTGTTACAAGTATAAATTATACAACTAAAACTGTTTACTATGAACCTTGTATAAAGGAGTTTGAAGATGAATATAAAGGTGCTAATGTCTTACCATCTAATGTTAAATATTTAGTATCTCATACTGGTAGGATATTTGCTTCTGGTAACAAAGATGATGATGATAATGTGTTTATATCTGATTTGCAAAATCCACTATACTTTGCAGTAGGTTTACCATTACAAATACCTCCATCGTCTGATAAAATAAAAGGTATGTGCGTGTTTGATAATAGTGTGTTAGTAGGTAGAGAGTTGGATATTTATGTTATAATTGGAGATACAAATATACTTGCATCTGTTGGAGAGTTGTTTAAATTAAAACGCCTTAATACTCATACAGGGTTTGCTAGTAATACTGCAATAGATATAGCACATAACTATCTTATCTTTTTAGGTAGCGATGGTAATGTGTACGCTATACAAAACGCTAGAGCAAATGAAAGAGATTTATCAAGTATTATATTGAGTAGAAGTATAGACTTGTTTAAAGAACCAATTAGCCTTGGTAGGGATGATTTAGAAGGTGCTTGTTCTTACTTTCATAATGATGAATGGTATTTGAGTATGGGTAATAAAACAATGGTTTATAGTTATCGTAGAATGTCTTGGGTTATGTATGAAGATTTAAACGCTAGAAGTTACTATGATATGAANGGTGAATGGATATGGGGTAGACCTGATGGTAGAATAGCAATGTTTGATACTACTAACTTTTTTGATTTTGGCGAACCTTATCAATCCTTATGGTATAGTAAAATATTTGATATGGGTGATGCGAATAGTTTTAAACAATTTAGAGAGTTTTTCTTAGTTGCTCATACTTTTGCACTTCAATATTCGGACATATATGTAACATTTGAAATAGATTATGCTAATATTAATGAGAGGGCTATAATATCAAATCAAATATCAAGATGGGGAATAAGTGTATTTGGTGATAGATATATTATTAAAAACATTAATGAATCACTACCTTTTATAATAGGTAGGCGTGGTAGGAATATTCGTATCAAAATAACTAATGGTTATCCGTTAGATGGTATAGTTGATGCATATATTGATTTGGAAAACTACCCAGCTAAAAGAGAAGGTTTGTTAGTTAAAGTTAATCCAGATAGTTATTATCTTTATGTAGATAGGGTTTGGACATTGCTTGATTCTGAAGCACTTAATCAAAGAATGAAATTATATCAAATTAATGGAGATTATGAAATGAGAGGAAAACGATAAGGGGAAATGGGAATGAACATTTTGTGTTTTATAGGTAATCATAAATGGAGTCAAGGATATTTTATGTGGAATCCACCGAGGTATGAATGGTGCTGTGAGAGATGTGGAAAGAAAAGGGTTCATGTAAGAAAGGTGGTTAAATAATGGAACACACTAGATCATTTATAAGAGAGTTACTAAAATTAGTAAATATGAATGCAGGGCCATTAAAAGAAGATATCCAAGAATTATATTATAAAGCTGACGATGAAATGAAAGAGGTTGAGGGTAAACTTAGTGAGGTGAGCAATGACTAAGGAACGACTATACCA